GGTAATTCGAACCACGAAATATTTCTAGCGATAGGACGTTTATAAGGGGGTTGTAGTAATAATATGTCGTCAATGGCCGAAGTTGCGCAACATTTGAACACAAGTCAGCAAGCATTGTCGAAGCTGATTGAAGATGGCGTAATAGATAAACAACCGCGTGGACAATATGACATTGATGAAGTCCGTGCGCAGTACATCAAACATTTTCGCGCGATTGCTTCAGGTCGTGCTGCATCTGGTGACTTAGACTTGGGGGCTGAACGTGCGCGATTGGCGAAAGAACAAGCTGATGCCAAAGAAATGGAAAACGCGATTGAACGTGGCGACTTGGTATATATCGAAAAAGTGGCGAAAGAGTTCGAAACGCAATTACTCAAAGCTAAAACTAAGTTACTGGCGATGCCGTCCAAAATAGCGGCTGAAGTTCACGCAAGCGCAAACGTGAAGGAAGCCAAAGAATTAATCGAACTAAACATGCAGGATGCATTAAGTGAACTGGTCGGATACGGTAGACAAACAACAGACTGAAAAGCTGCGCAGACGGCTTCAGGAAGTTATGGCAACGGCATTAGCACCGCCGCCCAAACTTACTGTGTCTGAATGGGCCGACACCTACCGGCAACTATCATCAGAAAGTTCGGCTGAAGCTGGCCGTTGGTCAACCAGCCGTGCGGAATATCAGCGTGGCATGATGGATGCGGTGAGTGACCCAGACATTGAAACCGTTGTGTTGATGACGGCAGCGCAGATTGGCAAAACTGAACTGATCAACAATGTTGTTGGGTTTCACATTCACCAAGACCCTGCCCCAATGCTTGTTGTGCAACCCACATTGGAAATGGCGCAAACTTGGTCAAAAGACAGGCTTGCACCGGCCATACGCGATACCCCAGCATTGACCGAAAAGATAAAAGACCCAAGATCACGCGATAGCGGCAATACAACATTGCACAAAGTATTCGCTGGCGGTCACGTTACAGCTTGCGGTGCGAATTCACCTTCATCATTGGCATCCCGCCCATGTCGCATCATTTTGTGTGACGAAGTTGACCGCTACCCAATATCAGCCGGTACTGAAGGTGATCCCGTTAGCTTGGCGAAAAAGCGGAGTGCGACATTCTGGAACCGCAAGATTATCTTGGTTTCTACGCCAACGGAAAAGAATGCCAGCCGGATTGAAGCGGCTTATGGCGATAGTGATCAGCGCAAGTATTTTGTGAAGTGCAAAGACTGCGATGAACACCAGGAATTGAAGTGGGCGCAAGTTCACTGGCAAGATCGTGACCCGAATACGGCAGAATATGCATGTGAACATTGCGGATCACTGTGGAATGACGCTGACCGTTGGCGGGCTATCCGCGCGGGTGAATGGCGTAAAACGGCTGAAGGTGACGGTAAAACAGCGGGATTTCATCTGTCTGGCCTATATTCACCGTGGACACCGCTTGCTGACATTGCGCGGGACTTTCTACAGGCTAAAAGTGACCCAATGCGACTGCGCACATGGATCAACACAACGCTTGGCGAAACATTCGAAGAACAAGGCGAAGGCATTGACGAATATGATCTGATTGCACGGCGCACTGATTGGGGTGATCAGTTACCCGATGACGTTCTGTTGATCACTTGCGGCGTTGACGTTCAGGATGACCGCGTTGCCTATGAATTGGTTGGCTGGACGCGAAGCGAAGCAAGCTATTCACTGGAATATCGTGAAATCTACGGTGATCCATCAACTGCGCAGCTTTGGATGGACTTGGATGAAGCGTTAAGCCAAACATTTAGCCATCCAGAACGCGGTGAAATGGCAATCAGGTCAACTTGCATCGACAGTGGCGGTCATTTTACGCAAGCGGTGTACAACTATGTCAAAAACCGTACGGGAAAGCGTATTTTTGCGATCAAAGGTGTTGGCGGCGAAGGCAAGCCAATCATAGGAAGGCCATCGAAGAACAACATAGGCAAAATCAACCTATTTCCAGTTGGAACAGATACCGCTAAGGAACTGGTATATGCGCGATTAAAGGTGACTGATGAAATGGATGGCTACTGCCATTTTCCAAGTGACAGATCAGAAGAATATTTCCGTATGTTAACGGCTGAAAAGAAGGTTGTGCGGTACTTTAAAGGTCGGCCAAGACGGGAATGGGTAAAGATCAGAACGCGCAACGAAGCACTTGATTGCCGCGTATATGCAACCGCTGCATTGGCACTTTTAAACATAAATATGGAAGCGATTGCAAAAAAGGCACAAAATAGTGTACAATCGGCACAACCAAAGCACGTTCGGCGGCCTACCATGCCCCGCCGGAATTCGTTCGTTCACGGGTATAGGTAAAATATGGCGAATTTATTTGATGCAGCAAACGCACCCGAAGGCGAACCAACGCAAATCGTAGTGGGTGATTTTATCCAATGGAAAAAGGCACAAATTGCCCAAGATTATCCAACCGCTACACATTCGGCTGAATATGTTGCGCGAATAACTGGCGGTGGTTCTAACGAAATCAAGATAGCCGCTACAGAAACGAATGGTTACTACCTATTCACAGTTGATAGCGTTACATCAGCCGATTTTGCCGTTGGACGCTATCATTGGCAGCTAGAAATCACCGAAACATCATCTGGCAACAGGCTAGTCATCGAACGCGGTGAATTTGAAGCCATTCCAGACCTAGATGTGAACGCATCTGACCCCAGAACACATGCCGACATTATGTTAGCCAAGATTGAAACGATTTTGGAAGGCAAAGCCGACAGTGACGTTGGTTCTTACTCGATTGCTGGCCGTTCCCTAACCAAGATGTCGTTTGATGAACTTATGGTGGCGCGGGACAGGTATAAACGCGAAGTTTTACAGCATCAGCGCGAAGAATTGATTAAACGCGGCAAGGCAAGCGCAAACACGGTAAAAGTTAGGTTTAGCTAATGGGCATTATGGACATATTTCGGCGGTCTAATAAGGCCAAACCGTCAAAGCGCAACTATGCAGCGGCAGCAAAAGGCCGATTATTTGCGGATTTCGTCGGATCAAACCGAAGTGCCGACAGTGAAATCCGGTGGGCTTTACGCGATATTCGTAATCGCAGTCGAGATTTGGAGCGAAATAATGAATATTTTCGTCGTTATCTTCAGCTTCTTCGCGTTAATGTCGTAGGTGAAAACGGGTTTAACGTCCAAGTTCGTGGCCGAAACCCCGATAATAGCCTTGATCGGGCTGGAAATAACATCATTGAAGGCGCATGGCGCGAATTTAGCCGCATGGGCGGGCCAACTGTAGATGGTAAGATGTCTATGGTGGATTTGTGTAACCATATCATCACTGGAATGGCCCGTGATGGTGAAGTTTTCCTTCAGATCGTAAAAGGCAACTATTTGCGCCACGGTATTGCGGTGCAAATCATCGAACCAGACCGCGTTGACGAAGAAAAGAACGAATTAGCCCCAAATGGCAATTCAATTCGCATGGGGATTGAACTTGACAAGAAAACACGCCGTCCAACGGCCTATCATGTGCTGACCTACCATAAAGGCGACTATGATTACATGTTGCCAGCGAATGAACGCAAATATGAAGTCATTCCCGCATCAGAAATGATGCATATCTATAAACCTGATCGTGCTGGACAGACGCGCGGCGTACCTTGGTCAACAGCGGCCATAACTTCGCTGAAGATGTTGCACGGTTATCGTGAAGCTGAACTTATTGCTGCCCGTACAGGCGCGGCTAAGATGGGCTTCTTTACTTCACCAGCGGGTGACGGATTTACGGCAGACGGTTTTGACGATGCCGATAACACAGTTCCCATCTACGATGCGGAAGCGGGTTCATTCCACCAGCTACCCGCCGGAGTTGATTTCAAGGCGTTTGACCCCTCCCACCCGACAAGCGCATTTGCTGACTTTGAAAAGTCCATACTTCGCGGGATAGCTGGTGGTCTGGGCGTTAGCTACACATCCTTGGCTAACGATCTAGAAGGCACAAGTTATTCATCCATCAGACAAGGTGCGCTTGAAGAACGTGACTTCTACAAAACATTACACCGATTTATGATAGATCACTTCCTTGATCCGCTATATCGCATGTGGCTGGATCACACGATGCAGTTTGGCTTCATTCCAATTAGCGGCGATGCCAAGGTTATGAAGTTCACGCAAGATGTAACTTGGCGGGGCCGTGGCTTCCAGTGGGTTGATCCTCTGAAGGAAATGAATGCGGCAGTTGTTGGGCTACAGAACGGCATCATTAGCCATTCCGACATTGCTGCGAACTATGGCCGCGATGCCGAAGACACATTTGCGCAAATCCAGCGTGATAAGGAAATGGCAGACGAATTTGGTCTAAGTATGGCGTATCAGCCATTCGGGGACAAATTGCCGGTGCCAGCGGAGGGTGAAGATGCCGTACAAACCGACTGATGGAATGGTGACAGAAGCCCAGCGCGGGCTTGATTGGCGCAAGGAACATGGGCGCGGCGGCACTGAAGTGGGCATTGCCCGTGCGCGTGACATTGTGAACGGCAAGAACCTGTCAGAAGATACGGTCAAACGTATGTATTCATTTTTCAGCCGCCATGAGGTTGATAAACAGGCTGAAGGTTTCAGCCAAGGTGAAGATGGCTATCCATCAAACGGGCGCATTGCATGGGCCTTGTGGGGTGGTGACGCTGGGTATTCATGGAGCCGTAAAATAGCGGAACGGCTGAAGAAAGAGGAACGCACTATGCAAGATATGGAAAAATCTGATACAATATCGCCAGATATTGAGGAAGAAACAATGACTGATGAAGTTCGTGCGGAACCTGATGAACTAAGTGTTGGCGATTTCGTTAGCTGGAATAGTTCAGGCGGTGAAGCCTATGGCAAGATCGAACGGATTGAACGTGACGGTTCTATTGACGTTCCAGATAGCGAATTCACGATCAATGGTGATGCAGATGACCCTGCCGCACTGATTGAAGTGTACCGCGAAGGGGAAGACGGCTACGAGGCTTCAGGCCAGATGGTTGGTCATCGCTTTTCTACGCTGACCAAAACAGCGGAACGCGGCTACAAAGACAAGGAACGCTTTGCCCGTGACGAAATGCAAACACGCGGCATGATGTTTGACACGAAGGTTGTTGATGAAGAAAAGCGCACTGTCAGAATTGCGGTTTCTAGTGAAGAACCAGTTGAACGCAGCTTTGGTAGCGAAATATTAGATCACAGTGAACGCAGCATTGACCTTAGCTTTGCGCGTTCCGGCACTATGCCACTGTTGCTGGATCACGATCCGCGTCAACAGATTGGCGTAGTTGAAGATGTTAACCTTGATGGATCGGCGCGGAGGTTACGCGCGACTGTTCGTTTCGGAAGGAATGGGCTTGCCAAAGAGGTTTTCGATGATGTTGTTGATGGTATCAGAAGCAACATCAGTGTTGGCTATCATGTCAACAGCATGGTCGAGGAAGGCGCGAATAGCTACCGCGTTGATAATTGGCTACCAATGGAAGTATCGGTTGTAAGCATACCCGCAGACAGGACAGTCGGGGTAGGTCGTGCAGCGGAGAAGCCACCCGCAGAACCTAAAATTCAATCTGAAATAAAGGAAACTACAATGACTGAAGAAGTTAAGGTAGACGTAGAGGCGGTTCGCGCAGAAGCAGCACGTTCCGCAGCTAAAGACACTGCCGAAATGTATCGCCTAGCAGCAAAGCACAACAAACGCGATATGGCAGACGAAGCGGTTGCAAATGGCCGTTCACTAGCGGAATTCCGTGGTGAATTGCTAGAAGCAATCGGCAACCAGCCACTAGACACACAAGAGATTGGCCTAACAAAGAAAGAAGTTCGTAACTTTTCTTTGATGAACGCAATCCGTG